AGGGCTGGACATACACAGCAGATGACAAGGTTTACTTAGTAAATAAGTTTACTGATGAAGGACAGGTAGCTTTCAAACTAATAGTAGAAACTAACAAAGAGTTAGACGCTGCCCGTAAGAAGACTATGCAGTTAGAGATGGCAGTGCGTGGCTTCAATGCTGTGATTAGTGGTCAGCTAACTGATGGTATGACCATTGAAGATGACCCGGATACTACAGAAGATGTAGTAGTAGACTAAACTAAGAGGGGCTGAAAATGCCCCTTCTTTTTATGGAGAATAATATGCCTTTCGTACAGACACATAAAGACTGTCCGTCATGCAGCCATAAGGAATGCTTGGCTGTTAATGATGATGGATCAGCAAAGTGTTTTTCATGTGGGGATTTTATAATTAATTATGCAGAGGGTAAGATGGACATAGCTCCAAGGCTTGTGAAGGACAGTGTTACTATTAGAGAGGGTGAGTTCTATCCCCTAAAGGATCGGGCTATTACACTAGCCACTGCTAAGAAGTATGGTGTTAGATCTACACAGTCATCTACTGGTGATACTACACGGCACTTTTATCCGTACTACAACGGTGCCGAAGAGGTAGCATTCAAGACAAGGATGGTAGATACCAAAGGCTTTATAGCTGCGGGGCCTATGTCAGACTGTGGGCTGTTTGGTCAACAGACAGTAGGTGATAAGGGTGGTAAGTACCTAACCATTACTGAGGGTGAGTGTGATGCTATGGCAGCTTATGAGTTGCTAGGATCTAAGTGGCCTGTTGTATCAGTAAAGAATGGTGCGGCTGGTGCAGAGAAGGATGTCAAATCTCAGATAGAATTCCTTGAAAAGTTTGAGAACATAGTCATCTGCTTTGATGCCGACAAACCCGGACAGGAAGCAGCTAAGAAAGTTGCGAGGCTTTTGAAGCCTAACAAATCTAAGATAATGGTGATGCCTGAAGGGTTCAAGGATGCCAATGATATGCTGCGTAACAATCAGCATGGCTCTTACGTTAACTCTTGGTGGAATGCTAAGACCTATACGCCCAGTGGTGTACTCAATGTTAGTGAGAACAAAGACAAGTATCACAACAGACCAAAGAGAGATGCTGTGCCTTACCCTTGGGCAGGTGTGAACAAGAAGCTAGAGGGCCTACGTCAGGGAGAGTTAGTTCTTGTAGCAGGTGGTACAGGCTTAGGTAAGACTGCCTTTACCCGTGAGCTAGAGCACTGGCTTATCAAAGAGACAGCCGATAACATTGGCGTGATTGCTCTTGAAGAAGATTGGACTAGAACTGTGGATGGTATCTTATCTATAGAGGCTAATGCTAAACTTCATATTGATAGTGTGCGTGAGACTTACTCAAGAGAAGAGATGGACATACTCTTTGATGATGTCTTCTTAGACAATGACAACAACGACAGGGTGTGGGTACACTCTCACTTTGGCTCCAATGATATTGATGGTATCTTTAGTAAGCTACGCTACATGATTGTAGGATGTGAGTGTAAGTGGGTAGTCATTGACCACCTACATATGATGGTGTCTGCTACTTTAGAAGGTGATGAACGTCGATCAATAGACTCTATTATGACTAGGCTTAGAAGCCTTGCAGAAGAGACAGGTGCAGGTCTTATACTAGTGTCTCACCTTAGACGTATTGATGGTAACAAGGGCCATGAGAAGGGAGCAGAGACAGACCTAAGCCACCTTAGAGGTAGTCAATCTATCGCTCAGTTGTCTGACTGTGTTATAACCCTTGAACGTAATCAACAGGCTGATGATCCCGTGGTAGCATCTACTACCCGTGTACGCATCTTGAAGTCTAGATATACAGGTGATGTGGGGATAGCTACCTACTTGCAGTATGATAAAGATACTGGAAGACTTAATGAGGTAGATGATTCTGACATAGATTTTAATACAACCTCCGAATCAGGACTAGCATTTGAATGAAACTATTATTTGATATAGAAACTGATGGCTTAGATGCCACAAAGATCTGGTGCGTAGTAGCACAAGAGGTAGACACAGGTGAGGTGTGGTCGTTTGGCCCGGATGAGATTGATGAAAGCTTAAAGCTATTAGATAAAGCTGACCAGCTATCAGGACATAACATCATTGGCTTTGACATACCAGTACTTGAGAATCTTACTTCTTTTAAACTAGGTAATCAGAAACTAATAGACACCCTAGTCCTATCTAGATTGTTTAATCCTGTACGTGAAGGTGGTCACAGTCTTGCAGTGTGGGGACAGAAGCTTTCTCTAAGTAAGATAGAGTTCAAAGAGTTTGAATGCTATACCCCTAAGATGCTTGAGTACTGCAAGCGTGACGTTGCTCTTAATGTTAAGGTATACAAAGCCTTACAGAAAGAAGGCGTGGGTTTTGATCCTAGATCTATGGAGCTAGAGACTAAGACTGCATCAATACTTAAAGAGCAAGAGAACACAGGGTTCTACTTCGATGAGTATGCTGCTGACATGTTACTGGCTTTGATGCGTACCAAGATGAAAGACGCAGAAGATGAGGTAGCTAAAGTCTTTAAGCCTAAGATGGATGAACGTCTTATCTATCGTAAGCAGAATAAGAATGGGTCTATTGCTAAGACAGGTAATTGGGACACCCCCTCCGGGCCGGGACTAAGACTTACTGAAGAAGAGTATGCAGTACTATCACAGCCTGCTACATTCTCTACTACACGTACTACTATTGTAGACTTCAATATGGCTTCAAGAAAGCAGGTAGGTGAGTACCTTATTGAGTTTGGGTGGAAGCCTATAGAGTTTACTGTGAATGGTAGACCTGTAGTTAACGAGAAAACTCTTACGCAGATAGAGGGTATACCACAGGCAGATCTTATCAAAGACTATCTGATGTATCAGAAGAGAGAAGCACAGGTAAAGTCATGGATCAAGGCACTTAAAGAAGATGGTAGGGTGCATGGTTATGTTATACCTAACGGTACTATCACGGGGCGTATGACTCATAGAGAACCCAACATGGCACAGATACCCAACTCTAATTCTCCTTACGGCAAGGAATGTAGATCTTGTTGGATTGTACCGAAGGGATACAAACTGGTAGGTATAGACGCTAGTGGTCTTGAGTTACGAATGCTTGCACACTATATGGATGATGAGGAGTATACAAATGAAATCCTTAACGGAGACATACATACCGCTAATCAAAAACTTGCGGGACTTGAATCAAGAAATCAGGCGAAGACATTCATATATGCACTCCTATACGGAGCAGGAGATGAGAAGCTTGGCAGCGTGGCTGGTGGAGGTAGATCAGTTGGTGCAGGACTTAGAAAATCTTTCTTCGATAATCTACCAGCATTCTCGACTCTTAAAGATAGAGTCTCAAGATCATGTGCCAAGGGCTACCTAAAGGGTTTGGATGGGCGTAAGATATTTGTACGCTCAGAACACTCAGCATTGAATACACTGCTACAAGGTGCCGGTGCTATAATGATGAAGCAAGCCTTGGTTATCTTCTATGAAAAGCTTGACGGCCTTGATGCTAAGTTTGTATGCAACGTACATGATGAGTGGCAGCTAGAGGTTGTTGTATCTCAGGCAGACGAAGTAGGTAGGCTTGGTGTTGAGTCTATTATTGAAGCTGGTAAGGTATTGAATCTTAAATGTCCACTGGATGGAGAATATAATGTCGGAATCAACTGGTCAGAAACTCACTGAAGAACATAACTGGCACTGTATAAAATGTGACGTTGTTCTTTCACAGAGCACTAACTGGAGTCTATCTTTTAAACGCTATAGCAGATATTTATGTAAAGACTGTGACTATATTCAAAACTCTAATAGGATGTATGTAGATAATAAGTATATTCCAATGTCTCATCCCCTACATAAGTCTGGTAGGTACAAAGGGTTTACAGATGCAGCCTTCAGTTCTTTAGAAAACTACGCACAGAGTTTAGAAGGAGAAGTATATATAATATATAACCCTTCCTTTCCTAGCTGGATAAAAGTAGGCATGGCCGTTGACTCTCAAGATAGACTCAAGCAATACCAAACAGGCTCACCCTATAGAGACTACACAGTTCACGCATCTTACTCTACTCCCAATAGAAGAGAGGCAGAAGCAGAGGCCCATAGAGTTTTAGGAGAGAATCATGAGCGTAGGGGAGAGTGGTTTGTATGTGCTGCTCCTATAGCAAAAAACCTTTTAGATAATTATTTCAGGGGGAAACAACTTGAACTCTTCTAAAGATTTAGAAAACTTAGTACCTGATATATACGAGAAGCTAGATGCTTTGTCTCAAGGTCAACCTTTAGATCTTTCAGATGAGATTATAGATGACTTTGGCGAGAGAATGAAAGCAGCCATGCGTCATTGGGCAGAGCCTCACAAGCAGTCTAAAGGGTTACGCATGAGTAACATAGGTAAACCCTCTAGGCAGTTGTGGTACGAGTCTCGCAGGAACTTAGATGAACCCTCACACATGCAACCACATACCCATATTAAATTTCTTTATGGTCACCTACTGGAGGAAGTATTGTTACTGCTTGTAAAACTAGCAGGACATACAGTTACTGATGAGCAGAAAGAAGTAGTAGTAGATGGTATCAAGGGTCACATGGACTGCAAGATTAACGGAGAAGTTGTTGATATAAAGACAGCCTCTAACTTTGCCTTCAGAAAGTTCTCAGAAGGGACGCTGGCAGTAGATGATCCCTTTGGGTACATGGCCCAGCTTGCAGGGTATGAGGCAGCAGAGGGAACGTCTGATGGTGGGTTCTTAGCTATCAACAAGGAGTCAGGTGAGCTTGCTCTACTCAGACCGGGAGATCTGTCTAAGCCTAATATCAACACAAGAATTAAAGACCTAAAAAAGATATTAGCTATTGACAAACCTCCATCCCACTGCTATACTGATATACCTGAAGGTAAAAGTGGCAACATGCGTATAGCGACAGGCTGTAACTATTGTGCTTTTAAAAATGAATGTTGGTCAGAATCTAATGATGGTAAAGGTTTAAGAGCTTTCAAATACTCCAATGGCTTGAAGTACTTTACTAAAGTTGTGATTGAACCTAGAGTAGAGGAATTAAAATGAACTCACAGATCTGTAAAAGAATTAGTAGACATACAGATGTAGTATTATATCGCTGGTTGAAAACTCTTATAGCTGAAGAAGAACATAGTAAGGTCAGCATAAGTAATGTGCGTGAATTCATCCCTCCTTCAGAGTATTTCTATAACAACAGGACTTTAAGATTAAGTTTCTATAGCCCTAAGTGGGTTAGGAAAACTATTAAAAAGCTTGTCAATCTTGGTAAGGTTATAGAAGAAATTACTATGCAAGACCTAGAAGACTTCGCTAAAAGAAGAGGGTCTGTACCATCAATACTGTAAAGAAAGCTCGCAGTGGATGGAGAAAACCTAGAGTACCCCGACCTAAGAAGTACCTCAAAGCAGATGGAAGTAAGTATGACTCTATCTGGGAGGCTGTACTACATGAGTCGATCCTAAAAGATTGGGAACACCACGTTGATAAAGTATCATATGTTATTGAGCATAAGTACGAGCCTGACTTTGTTAGAGAAGTAGATGGTAAGAAGATATTACTTGAGTCTAAGGGTAGATTCTGGGACTTTGCAGAGTATAATAAATACATCTGGGTTCAGAAGATTCTGCCAGAAGACATTGAGTTGGTGTTTCTCTTTGCTAATCCTTCTGCCCCTATGCCCGGAGCTAAGAGACGTAAAGATGGTACTAAAAGATCTCACGGTGAATGGGCTGGTGCTAATGGTTTCAGGTGGTACAGTGAAGACAGCATCCCTGATCATTGGATTGATGCCAAGGCTAGAGACTCTGATGAGTATAGAAAACGTAATGATAAACTAAAGGTTAAGATGCAATGAAACTTAAAGAACTTTGTAACTTGCAGTACAGTAACTCTTATGGCGGGTTGTTCAGGCTTGCTAAAGGAAAATCACCAATGGCTGTAGTAAGAGTTATTCAAAATGAAGATACTATATTAGTAGAGTGCTTGTACTTAAAGTCAGGTACAATAAATGTACACTCAGGGGAAAAAGAAGTAGTATCTTTAAAGCTTGGAGTGTTTGAAGATGATGAAGACTTTATGTCTAAAGAAGAGTTAGAAGAGGTGAGGCATCTAGGATGTCCTAATTGGCCTGTTTGTGATACAGAAGGATGTGGAGCATGGTAATGAGTATTGATGACGCAACACCAGAAGAATGGGACAGTCTAAACAGATGGGATCGCAATGGCCCAGACCAGCACCCTCTATATCCTACAGCAGATCCAGAGAAAAGAATGATAGACAGCTACAAGTTCAAAACTTCTGATGATGAGGTCAATAGCCCCTCACACTACAAGAATCAAGGTGACATAGAATGTATTGATGCTATGGAGTCAATGCTCAGTAGAGAAGAGATCATAGGATACCTCAGAGGTAACTCATTCAAGTATCGGTGGCGTTGTAGAAATAAAGGTAGTGCTGTTACAGACTTAAAGAAAGCTGAGTGGTACGAGCGAAGACTGTTAGAATTACTTAAAGGTGAAGATAATGGCAGACAGTTGGGATAGAAAAACTGAAAGGTCTGAAAGGTTTCATAAAAGAAACAAAGCAAAAGATAAGAAACAAAACAAAGCACGTACCAAAGGGTACAGGCAAGAACAACTAAGGGAAAGAGATGACACTAACGACATCAAAGATTGGGAAACAGGATTACTTGGGGATAGAGATTGATTACTCTAGAGAAAAAGATCTTAATAACTTTTCTTTAGAGACTTTAAAGGATAGGTATTTAACAGAGGATGAAACTCATGCCCAAGAAGCATTTGCAAGAGCGGCAGTCTATGGTGCAACGTATCAAGGATATACTGAGTTCTCTCATGCACAACGACTTTACGACTACAGCAGCAAGGGCTGGTTCGGGTTTAGCACTCCTATACTTAGCAACGGGGGAACCAAACGTGGCTTACCTATTAGCTGTTTTCTTAATTATGTTCCTGATTCAAGGCGTGGTCTTTCTGATCATTACGATGAGAACATATGGCTTGCGAGTGGAGGTGGAGGCTTGGGTGGATATTGGGGTGATGTTAGAAGTAACGGCGTGTCTACTGCTAACGGTAGTCAGTCTACTGGCTCTATCCCTTTCATGCACGTTGTGGACAGTCAGATGTTAGCATTCAATCAGGGTGTTACTAGGAGAGGAAGTTATGCTGCGTACATGGACATCAGCCATCCAGAGATTGAAGAATTTATCGCTATGCGAAAGACAACTGGTGGAGATCTTAATCGTAAATGTCTTAATCTACACAACGGTGTTAACATTACTGACGCATTCTTAAAACGTGTAAAGAATGACGAAAGTTGGAGGTTAATAGATCCTAAATCAGGACACGCTGTTAAAACTTTATCAGCCAGAGACTTGTGGTGGCAGCTACTACACACTAGGGCAGAGACAGGTGAACCGTACATGGTAAACATGGACAGGTGTAATGAAGCTTTACCGCAGCTTCAAAAGGATTTAGGTTTAACAATACGTCAAAGTAACTTATGTTCAGAGATTACACTACCTACAAGTGAAGAGCGCACAGCAGTGTGTTGTTTGTCTAGTGTTAACTTAGAATACTTTGATGAGTGGAAGGATGATGAATACTTTATTGCAGACTTAATAACAATGCTGGATAATATTATTGAACATTTTATTGAGAATGCTTGTGGACGCATCAATAGATACGCAGATAATACAAAACCATATGGGGCTACCTATGATGAATTCACTGTACAAGAAGGTAAGGAAGGCTTTAAGAAAGC